CCATTACTATCGACGACAAAGTTTATACTAACGAATACGATTAAGAAAACATTACCGCTAAATAAATGAACATAGTTACCTGGAGACAAGTTGCCATAATATTTTTCTTTATTTTCATAAAATGGAATATCCATTTTATCATAGTGGTCATAATAAAGTACTGGACGTAAGAAAATAGGATCGACTGTCTTGTTAGAATAATAAATAAAGCCTGTTTTAGACATTTCTTTAAGGTTCATCGCTTGAATCATAATAGATGAATCTATTAATAACAACGGATTTTGTCCATATTCTCCTAGTGTCGATATTCTTGTTTCGTTAGAAGAAGCTAAAAAGTCTTTTAAAGTCTTAGCTGCTCCTGTATTATTAATACCGTCAGATTTTAGATAAAGAGTATTAAAGTCGGCTAGAGGTTGATTTCTATAGCCCTTTAGCCAGTTATAAGTATTAACATCTTTAAAAACTATTTCTTTACCGTCTCGAAACCGTAATTTAAGATTATCGTTATGGCCGTCGAACACGACACTACGGGTTTCAAATGTTGAAAAACTACGATAAGCCGTTTCTCGAGGAAAGTAAGTTCCGTTAATGATGCTAAAGCCGCCATCATAGTCGCTATTAAAACTGATACTAATATCTCTGGTAACACCGCCACCGATTTCGACCATCTGATATTTATCAGCACTAATGGCATTTTTATCGCTAGTCCTAACGTATAGAGCTTCGTTACCGTTATCGTATCTAAATTTATTAACGATATACCAGTCGGGTTCGCTAGTTGTAATCTGCTTAATCTCGTCGGCGAATTTGCTTAATTTACCTTCCGATGTTACACCTTTAGCTGTAATAGCTTCTTTAATAGCTTGCTTTTTAGTCTGAATACTATTTACTTCATTAATTAAATCTTGTATTGCCATATAGTATTCTCCTTTAGTTATTAACGTTTCTTAACGCTGTTAATAGTGAGTTCATATCGTTATTATATTGAGTAGTCGTTACATAGCTATTAAGACTAGTTTTAGGAGCATATGTATTAGATGCATCGGTTTTGCTTAAATAAGTACTGTTAGCATTAGTTGTCGTCACATAATCGTTTAATGCTGTTTTAGGCGCGTATAACTGATCGGCCTTAAATTGGTTAAGGACTTCACGACCGTTAAGATAGGCTACGGAAGGATATATCGTGAGAATAGGTTGGTTAGCTTTATTCTTAATAACGAGGTTTGTCGGGTTAGACTCTAAGATATGGTTAGCTAAGGTGAGCCCGGCAGCCTTACTAATATTAATCGTACCGGTTACGTTATTATCGCCAGCCTTAGATACGTAAGCATCGTTAGCTTGAGCAAGAGTTAAACCGTTACCGAGGTCTGTCTTTTTAGCATAAGTAGTATCGGCATCGGTTTTAGATAAGTAAGTACTATTAGCATTAGCTGTCGTTACATAGTTAGATAAAGTAGATGCTGGAGCATAACCACTTAAATCTGTCTTTTTAGCATACGTACTATCAGCTGTAGTCGACGTAATAAAATTCTTAACGGCGTAGTTAACATATTGTCGACTAGCATAATCGGCTAAACTAGAACGTAATGCATAATCGCCGATAGGAGCATATAGTGTATTAGCTTTATCTTGTGTTAATAAAGACTTATCGTTATGAGTAATCGTATTAGCATCGAAGGCAAATACATTATTCTCGGATGCATTTTTAAATAAAATACGGTTATTCTCGGATACGATATTATAGCCATTTAATTTAATCGGAGTATTGTTAGTAAATGTATACTGGCCGGTTAATGTAGCACCTTCGGTTTTCTTAACGAAAGGAGTTAAATCGATATTCTCAGCAGTACCAGGAGGACCTTGAATACCTTGTGGACCACGAGGACCTGGATCGCCTTTATCGCCTTTAGGACCTTTTAAATTGCCTAATCTAATTCTTGCCATTATTTAAATCTCCTTCCAGAAACCTACGATATCCAAAATGTAACGTTTATTGTTACCGGCAACACCCCAGCCTTTAACATAGCGACTATTAGGTTCAACATAGACACTATTATTATTAGCATCGACAGAAGTTTCTAATAGACGAGTCGGTACAGGAGCATCGTTAGGAAGCGTACATAATACGCCGCCGTTACCCGATCCATTTCCGGTTACTTTCATATCGAGGTGAAGCTTACCGAAGCCACTTAATGCACTATATTCGAGATAGCCACGAATAGGACCAGGAGCACCGGCTTGAGCTATTCCCCATACGACATCGTATGTCTTAGTAGCAGCAGATGTAGTGTTCGGAGTAGCTGGTGAAGCTCCGTAGTTAATGTCGACAAATAAATCGCCATTTTCTTCGAGAGAGAATGTAAAATTAGGAGATAGACCTTGATCGCCACGTTCACCCTTCTCGCCCTTCTGACCTTGAATACCTTGAGCACCTTGAATACCTTGTGGCCCTCGTAAGGCGCTAAGCTGTTCTTGAGTAAAATCGCTATACGTAAATGCTCGACCGATCGGGCCTTGTGGACCAGTCGGACCAGTTAAGCCTTGTTCACCCTGTGGGCCCTGTGGGCCACGTAAGCCAGTATCGCCTTTTGGACCTTTGAGACCTTGTAGTTGAGCAGCTGTAAAATCGGTATATTTGAAAGCATCGCCTTTATCGCCTTTCGGGCCGACAGGACCTTGAATACCTTGAGCACCACTTAAATCGATAAAGAATTTGAGGCCGGACGCTTCTTTTAAATAAACTTTAGCGTTATCTTCGTCGTTAACGCGGCTACTAATCATAACTAATTTATTTAACGGAATAAGATCGGCCTCGAGATTCATATCGCTTACAGAAGGATACGTTTTATAGATATCGAAACCTTCGCCACGTTCACCCTTTTCACCACGATCACCTTTAGGACCTATTAAACCTTTAAGTTGTTCCGGAGTGAAGTCGGCATATGTAAAAGCTCGACCGATAGGACCAGTCTCACCCTTATCGCCCTTTTTACCTTCTGGGCCAGTTAAACCCGGTATACCTTGAGGACCGGCTGGACCACGTTCACCTTGTATACCACGAGGACCTTCTGGGCCTTGTAAGCCTCGAGGACCTTGTGGACCTTCTGGGCCGATATCGCCTTTAGGACCTTTCAAGGCATTAATCTGTTCTTCCGTGAGATCGGTAAATTTAAGAGGATCGCCTTTAGGGCCCTGTTCACCTTTAGGACCGGTAGCACCAATAGGACCGACTTCACCACGAATACCTTGTTCGCCTTGTAAACCTTGAGGACCACGGATATTTAATACTTCGACTAATACACCGTTATCCTTCATAAAGATATGACCGTCGGTAATAGCGACGAATTCATCTTCATTAATATTATCGGCATCGGCATTCATTTTTTCTACGGTAGAGTACGTATGACTTAACGTGAATGATTTACCGTCTTTACCTTGAATACCACGAGGACCCTGTTCACCACGAGGTCCTTGTACACCTTGAATACCTTGTTCGCCTTTAGGACCAGTTAAGCCGATATCGCCTTTCGGACCGATATCGCCACGATCGCCCTTCGGCCCGGCTTCGCCACGAGGGCCTTGAGGACCGGTATAACCAGTTTCGCCACGAGGTCCTTTAATACTATTTAATTCTTCTGGGCTTAAATCAGATAGCTTAAAAGTATCACCTTTGTCGCCCTTAGCACCTTTAAGCGATGCCAACCATTCATCGACGGTACCAGTGAAGCCCTCTTGTTTAGCTATTTCGTAAGCTGATAAGCCTCGGATTTCTTTAAGAGCTTCTTTAGATAATACGATATTCTTATCGTGTCCACGATTTAATTTAATCATTGACTGCACCCAGCTTTCATAGTTAGATCACCGTAACAAACGACTTCATCCTTAGCATCATGATCGAGACGAATATCGTAGTAGAATGTTTCCTCCATGATGTTATCGTAAGAGAAGACGATAGTCGTGGTGTCTTCACTGTTAAATAATAGATCGACACAGCTAGTATCGTTATTAAATACTGGAGTTAATGTAAGTACGACGCCGCCTTGAGGATTATTACGACGTACCTTACAAGTCAACGTTCCTTCTTGATAGCGGATTATTTCCTTAGTACTATCATCTTCGACTTGAATATTAAAGACATGATCGTGTCCTTGATACACATCGAGATGTAGATAAGGGATGCCGCCGAATCTAATATTATTCATTATTTAACTCCTATAAATGTTCTAAATCAGCTATACGTTTCTTAAGAGCTTCCATATCTTTATCGTATTGAGCTTTAGGAACGTAATTAGCTAAATCTGCATTCTTAGCGAAGGATTGACCTTCTATTTTGTTGACGTAACGACTAGAGGCATCGCCCGGTGTTAATGCGTATTGAGCAATCTCGGATTTCTTGATAAAACTACCTAAATCACCTTTATAAGCAAACGTTTGAGACGCCCAGCCCTTTTGCGCATAATGGTTATTGGCGTCATTTCTAGATAAATAATTATTTAACTCTGTTTTTAATGCGTATTTAGGATCACCGATCATAGTTAAATAATTTCTTAAATCGACCTTTTTAAGATAAAGATTATCGGCATCTTTTTTAGTCGTATAATCCGATAAATCTACGCTACCACCAGTACCGCCAGAACCAGCTGGCCCTGGAGGTCCTTGTATACCAGGAGGACCAGCCGGGCCAGTGTCTCCTTTAGGGCCTTTAAGCTGAGCTAATTGTTGAGGAGTAAAATCACTGAATTTAAATGGATCACCCTTATCGCCCTTCGGACCAGGTTGTCCATCATTACCGCGAGGACCTACAGGCCCTGGATCACCTTTTAATCCTTGTGGACCCTGTGGACCGACCGGTCCGGGATCTCCCTTCGGGCCAGGTTTACCATCTTTACCGGGTAGGCCATCGTTACCACGTTCACCTTGAGGACCGACTTCACCACGAGGGCCTTGTTCACCAGGAATACCTTGCGGACCTTGAATACCAGCTGGACCCATAGGACCTTGCGGGCCCGGTATAGATGTACCTTTAGTCGTTACCTTAAGAGACTCTAATTGTTCTTGAGTAAAGTCTTCGAATTTAAAAGCATCGCCCTTCGGACCCGGATCACCTTTCGGGCCAGGAGGACCTTGAATACCCGGCTTACCATCCTTACCTTGCGGGCCTGCTATATATCCAGCACCGATAACGTTAGAGGACGGAATTGTAACATCGACTACCTTCGGCGTGCTCGGTTCGATCGTAATAACTTCTAATTTATCCATATATCAATCTCCTAGTGCAAAGAAACATCTGGAATAAATGTAATAGAACCCATCATGATCTTATAGGTGTAAGTCTTACCAATAAGGAAGATATCGTAACGACCTTGCTTTACTCCTCTCGGGATCTTAAGACTAAGGGCAGATTTAACGTTTAGATAAATGCGATTATCTTGTATCGTGCATTCGGCTTCGATCAATAAGTTATCGCTCGTATCACGGAATTTACATATAGCTGTCGCATCTTTAAGATCCATGCCTTTAATTTCGTATACACGAGACCAGTCGGAGCCAATATATAATGTCTCGTCTTTACGTTTAATTTGTTCCATTATCTAACCTCGTTTAACTGCAATACAGATATAGTTAGCAGTACCAGGAACCCAATATTCTTTACCGTTACCTTCAAGTCTAGTGTAATTCCCTTCATAACTAGGGGAGACACCATCTAAGCCTTTTAGCCTAACACCAACATGTGCTGTTCTTCCGTTACGCCAACATTCATAATTAAGCATATTACGAGCACCGCCTTCAGCAATGTCATAGTACATTCTATTGACATTAGATTGGTCCATAGATAAGAGCCATGTACATTCGTTTTCGTTGAAGCCATCTGGAATAGGCAGTTGCTGACCGTCACGAATATTGCCATAAGTAACAGAAATATCTTGAAGTGTCATAAATGGTTTAAATACTGGTTGCCCGTCTTTTCCAAACCAGCCAGGTCTATTTCTACAGCATAAGTTACTTTCTCTAGTAGCAGTGTAACTACCTAAATCTAAGTTAGTTCCACCACCGTCACTATCCATTCCACCGTCAGAGATAGTATGGAATCCTGCTCCATTTTTTCTGTTAATTCTAATATAGGTACTTTTATCTATCTCTAAAGGACCTGTCATTTTATCGCCAGACTTCTTAACGTAGCTATTATCTAACTTCATATTAATATCGTCGGCTAATTTAGCAGCCGTAACAGATTTATCGGCTAATTTTTCAGTCGTAACATTCTTATCGCGTAGTTTAGGAGTCGTAACACTACCATCTGGATGGTCGATAGGGTTAGCATTTTTATGTGCCTTAATAGCATCGCTAGTGTCGCCGATAGCTTTATCGATTTTATCCCAGTTGTTATTTCTAAGGTTTACATCGTATTTCTCTTGTTCGGCTGGTTTAAGTAAATTAATATTCTTTGTATATGTAGCCATTATTTAGGTAAAACCTCCTGGTTAAGTACAAAATGAGTAAATTGAGCGAGTTCTTTATGTGTATACCGAGCTAAATCGATGTGACGGTTATATAATAAATCGACGTCGTATATAAGATTCATCGGGATTAAATCTCGTAATAGCTTAGTTACAGCATCACGTTGTTTCTTAACACCTAACGATACTTTAAAATGAACATTATAATTTTTATAATCTTCGACGATGCGATAGTTACCAGGGCCACAAATACCGTCGAGAAGTTCTCGTAGCTTAATCTCGGTATAAGGACGTTGACCGGCTAACGCTAATAGAATATTAAAGCGTCGGTCGTCGATTGTATCGTCCACCTCAGGTACAATATCTAATATAGATTCCCATTGTGTTAAGCCATGAGATTCAGCCGTCATAATAAACTGTTCTCTGAATATCTCGACCATCGTATTCCATAAGGCTTGCATTTCGATACTTTCGACTCTATAAATTTCTTGCATTTCGCTAACGCTACCAGATACCGGTACAGCAAATTCGGATAAGTCGATGATACGAGTATAATTATCAAATATTGCCATAATAATTAACCTTTAATTAATGTAACAGTACCGAGTTTAGGTATTTGATTAGGGCGTAAATCGAGGCGCTTAACTTTTTGACCGTTAATTTTAATATCGCCGACATCGATTACTTTATCTAAATCGACAGCTAAGGAAGTAACGATAGAAGTACGTACCGTTAAGAATTGAGTCTCGTCTTGAGTGGTCCACTCTTTACGTCGAACCTTCAAACGTTCTTCGATTTTCTTAGTGAGTTCTGTTTGAATCTCAGAGGGTTCATGACCGGCAGCCATAACGACCGGGATCTCGTAGTTAATAACGACTTCTTCCGCCGCTTCGACAGTAACCGTATGACCAATCGGAGCTAAACCGTAGCCTTTACCTTGATTCGGAGTCGGATCGAAGACATTCTGCACTTCTTTGACGAGCTCTTGCGAGGGCTTATTGAATTCGTTATTAATAATAACGACCTTAACAGTACCGCCACCATTCCAGCATCGGTATATCTTAGAACCACCAGTACCGTTAACGGAGAGTACCTTTTCTTTATAGTCAGCGCCGTTACCACCGTAGGCTTTAGATTTTAATGCGCGGATATAGCGTTCCCGGAAGGCTTCTGTTTCTTCTTCGTCTTGACCCGGTACTAATACTTCTTTAATTTCGGCATTTTGTAAACCCGGGATCGTATTAATAGGTGTTATACGACCTATACAATAGTTACCTTTAGCTCCAGGTGTTTCACATACTAGCTTAAATTCGTTTTTAGATAAATCGATTACGTCGGTCACCCTAAAGTTAAGATCTTCAAAGTTAAACCGAGTACCGATATCGACTGCTCGATCGAATACACCTTTCACTTCGGCTGCTGTAGCTTTACGAGGAATAATATTAAATTCGAGTGCTCTTAAAGCTAGGAAATCACGATCAGCAGTCTTAGCATAAGTCTGCTTAATAATAACTTGAGCCATGATATACGCTTCTGCCATTTCGAAAGAAAACGGAGCGAGAGAATCATATATCATAGATCCTTGTCGTTTATCGTACTCAGTACCAGTTCTATATAAGGCATCAGCTAAGATGTTCTCATAGGTTTTATTTTCGTACATATGCCGTCACCTCTTTCGATATGTTATTAATATCGCCATATATAGTTATGGCTGTGAATAAACATAATACAGAACCGCCTTCGTTAGAGAATCTAAAGTCTTTTACTTCTTTAATTCGGTCGTCGGCTAATAAGGCTTCCTTAATGCGACGTTCTATCTCAGCATAAACATACGGTATAGGTTCACCGATTAAATCGCTTAATTCTATACCGTAGTTCCAGTCATAAATTAAATATTTATAACGCTCTGTATTAATGATTTTAAAAATAGCTTGCTCCATCGCTTCTATATCGTCACACATACCAGTGAGTTTGTAGTCATTTTCGTACCTAACTCTAAAGGTATTCGATGTTTGCTTCGTAACGACTAAGCTACTATCTATTTGATTATTGCTTGATGTAGGAGTTAGTGCCATTATTTAGTAGTACACCCCGTATTCGGATTAAATACACGATCGATAGCGATATATCGTTGACCGCCTGTTTCTTGAAATAACCATACTTCATCGCCGACATTAAGACCGTTATGTACTAAGTACTTTTTACGACCTTTATACTCGTGGTTATGGCTAGCAAATTCAGCATAACCGCCACCACCACTTCGGTTCTCGGTGATATGATCGACACTCATTTCCATCGTCCATTCACACGTATTCTTCGTTAATTTAATACGTTCAGCCGGGATAATTAATTGAGAATCTAGGGCTATTTGTAGTGGATCGACAGAAACGACGATACCGATTAACATCGTAGCCGGCTTAGTGCTAGCTACAGCATCGACCGCTACATTCTTAATAGTATTAAGTATTCTGTTATAATCGTTTTGCATTATCTAACACCCGTTCTAATGATATGAGTCGGAGGTACGCCATTATGGTAGGCATAGTTAACATCGCTATACTGAATTACGGAACCAGCATCGGTACTATTGCCGACACAGCCACCGTTACCGTCAGCTACAACGACATGTTCTTCTCCGTCATAGATTAAGATATCGCCAGAATTAGCTTGACCAGTATACTCTTCGATAGCATATCCGTTAGCTTCTGCATATGATTTAAGACCTGGTACATCTTTAATACCGGCTTCGTAAGCACCTTTACACATTGAGTTATAGTAAGAACCGGCTAACGTAGCACGATCGACACATCCATTATCACCATAAGGAGAAGATGTACCGAGTACAGCATCTAGACCTTTTTGTACGGCCGCGGAAGATGTAGCACCAGCACCAGTCGTAGTACCACCTTTAGAAGAGCCTTTAGATTTAGATTTCTTAAGCTCTTCGATACGTTTTCTAGCGGCTTCATCGCCCCAGTCTTCAGTCGTAATTTCTGGTACTTCTTTATCGAAGTAAATGATATCTAAGTCCATAAGATGTTTATGATTATTAAATTTATGTGTAACAGATTCTACGTACACTAATTCATTAATGATTTGATCGCCAATATCGAAATTAAGCCATACACCAGAACCAGGTCGTATTTCGGTATGCCCTAGACAGTCACTTAAACGTAGGCTATGAGTTTTCTTAGCCGTTAATTCAAGCTCTTTCTTAGCCATATCGATAGCGTTAATATCTTTTTCTTTAGGTTTAAATACTTTTTGAAGTATGCCCCATTTTCTAGACTGTTCTTTAGCGTAAGCTGCACCAGTTCTCCAGTGCTGTTTCTTTTCGACACCACCATCGTTAACGTTAGCTTCACGTACTACTAAAATCTGTGTAAATGTATTCTTGTCGATAGAAGAGATGTAATCGTAGTCGCCTACTTGAGTGGAATCGATTAAGATATCCGTTACCATATCGTTTATTTCTTTAACAGTTAATTCACCGTTATCGTCATATGCGATATATAAAGGTCGACGTAATTTAGGCTTCTCTTCTTTTTTCTTATACTTATCAGTTTTAGATAATTCAGCTATGGCCTGCTCTTTAGTGTACTTATTATCCATTAAGTACTGAATATCGTTTTTCTCGAAATATTTACCATTCGGAGCTACGATATCGGAATCAGTATCCTTCTTATTGGCTTCACGTAACTGAGCTGAGGTTTCGTTGCCCCAGGAGTTTAATCGCTCTGTAGGATCTTTTTTCTCACCACTCATCGATACGTTATTAAGGCCGCTAAAGCCACCGCGATAACGACTCGGATCTAAAGTCGGAGTCGACTTAATCGGTATCTTAGGAGACTGACCAGAAGTTAACGTTAATATTGTTAAGAAGATATCACGATATGTCGTACCATCGAACACATACGATATCTTAGGTTGTGTCGGAGTAACGGTACCTAGCTTAATACCAACGTCGGCCGATAACGCTACGATTAACTCAGAAGCACTCTTTTCGTTGTTAAAAATATAGTATGCTTCAGAGCTTAAATAACGACATTGATCGTATGCTGTTACATTAATAAAATTATCTTTATTCCGACGTTTTTCGAAGATATAGCCGACGAATACTAATTCACCGTTAACCTTAAAGTTAACGAGGTCGCCTTCTTGTATATCCAAAAGCTTATCCTTAAATACTTTAAACGTTAATTTAGCTGGAGCCAGATCAGGGCTACGATCTAGCGTAACCCCGTCTTGAGGATCCAATAATAGAATTTCTTTACCTTTAAGTACTGTTAACTCATAGTCAATAGAAAGAGGCGCTTGTTTTACTTCTGAATTAAATTCTTCCATAAGTCTTCAGTTTTCCCTTCTTTGTACATAGTTAACGCTTGATTAGCACCTAAAAAGCAAGGTACTGTGATTTTATTTAAAGCGGCGATTTTAAATAAATTATTAGTGTCGCCGAATTGTTGTTTCACGATTCGCTGTAACGTAGATTTATTAAACCCGTTAGGCGATTTAACTTCTTTATCTGGTACTTTATCGGTAGGACGTTCTGTTTTAACAGCAGTACTAACCGTACCATCTTTGTTTTCTTCGACTACGAGTTTCTTAGTACCATAATCACGCCATTCTCTTAACGTGATATCGAGGTAAGCATCGAACCCGTAATCATGACTTTCTTTATGTGAAAGACCTTCGATCGTTACACGCTGATTAAGCTGACTTAACATTTCGCCATTCGGTTTCATACGAACGACGATAAAATTAATCGGCTTCCCAGCTTTCTTCATTTCGATCAACTGATTCATGTAGTACTCGGCCTTATTACTTTTCATAAGTAAAGACTGATTAAAAGGATACTTACTGTTCGGTAAGAAGATTTCGAAGGAATATTCCGTCAAACCCATAGGCTTAGGAATCGTTACTTCCCCAGTTTGCAATAGATCGATGGTTTCATTCTTGTTGTTATAGTTAATATCTAATGACTTAGGAGCAAGAGGTAATTGCATATTATTTAAATAAAAATAGTACATTATAGTGCCTCCGCGGTATTTCTCTTAACAGTCTCGATTAAGCCGTTAGCGAAGTTAGTAGTAAAGTCGCCGTAATTAACATCTTTATCGATCTTATTGTTATTA